TCCTAATGTTTGCAACCACTGTAAACAGTGGTGGCTATCTGCTTAAGCAGTATCCTCTTTAGAGGTGCATCTTAAAACGATAATCATCATGCTCTTGTGGTAGTACAAGTATATGATTGGTGTTATTGTCGATACTCTTTAGACAATAGATTAGCGTTTCGCAGCGCAGGGTAGGGAAGGGTTAGCAGCCTAGAACCAATAAACAATAATACTCGATTGAGTTTAAGTTTATCAATTTTACCATCATCATATACTCAAGGCAACTTACTAGTTCTTCTTATGGAAGGAGAAAAGTGTTATCTCAAGTTATATTGAATAACCGGGCTCTCTGGAAATAAAATTGGATTAAGTAAGCGTTCCTTACGTAGACTCCGTAATGACGGATAGACCTACTAACTTTGTACGGTACCCTGCCCTCACGCCGATCTTTAAGATAGGCTGATAAGGTGAGTGTTAAACAATAGTCTAATTTATAAAAATTAAAACTAAAGCTACAATAAATCTTAATAATAATAAATTATTACAAAATCTGCGATTTCAAGTCGCTGCATTCGTAAAGAATGTTAAGGTAGCGTTTAACTGGGTTCGATGTTTAGAAACATCGACAGCTATGATGACACCCTTGATTAATTTAGGGGCTCTCATAGCCGGTACAAGAAGCAAGTCATTAGTCTTAGGAACATTGCACTTATGTCGCTGAGCTTACAAATTTAATAAAAGAGCAGGTATGAAAGGGTTGTCTTTATATTTAAAGGCTTCTTCTTCATATCTGTATGCAGTCCAAGCGGGGAAACCTATCTTAGACTGTACTGTTTATAAAACTCGTGTTAAGCTCAATGGAAGCGGAATTCCGGTTTTCATTCCTTTAATTTGAAGGAATAAAATGATGAATCCTTGTTGGGAATTTTCTTTTATGCTTTCCTTTTGTGGATTGTATAGGGTACTTGAAGTACCTGGAAAATTCTCAATTAAAACTATTACGAATCCTGGTATTACCATTTCAGAAAATGTTTTAGCATCTGCTAAAGCATTTGGTGATACTCTTCCTAAATGGGAAAAAAGATTAAAGTGGAATCCTTCTCCGTTGTTCAGCTCCGGTCCAGCTTCGGCTCTAATTAAAAAACATTTGAAAATCAAATTTTCTTTAACTAGTCAGTCTGCTGTTGGGTCGTATGCTGCTTCAATTCTGAAGGATCCGATATTACTTGCATCTATGCAATTACTATCTGTGCATCTTAGATTAAAATCTCAACTTAACAATATCTTAGATATTGGTAGGGAAGTTTTAAGATATGATCCTCATTTTGAACCTTATCCTTTAGGTAAGCTCTCTGTAAAGCAGGAACCTAATAAGGTGAGAGTTTTCGCAATAGTCGATCCTTTAACGCAATGGTTATTGCAACCTTTGCACAGACACTTATTTAGTGTTCTGCGTACTCATTTTGCTGGCGTTGATGCTACTTTTGATCAAGAATCAGGAGTAGAATTAGCACGACAAAAAATAGCGAAAAAATCAGATAAAACTGTTTTTAGTTATGATTTGTCTGCAGCAACTGATCGTCTGCCTTTATCCGTCCAAAAGGCCATTTTAAATGGTTTAAAAGATGGATTAGGAGATGCTTGGGGTGATGTATTAGTATTAAGGGACTATTTAGTTCCTGTTAAATATAAACATTTACCTCAAACTACTGTAAGATATGCAGTAGGTCAGCCTATGGGAGCGTTATCATCTTGAGCTATGTTAGCTATATGTCATCACTTTTGTGTATCATATGCTGTTAATATAGCTAAAGATAAAGGATTAATCCCAAAACATATTATTTTTAAAGAATATATGGTTTTGGGGGACGATATCATCATATGGAATAAGGCGGTAGCTACATGCTACTACGAATTCATGGTATCAACTCTAGGAGTTGAAATTAACCTTAATAAGAGTTTAATTTCTACTTTTGGGGTATTTGAATTCGCTAAACGCTTGATCCATCCGGAATCCGGGTTAATCTCAGCAGTGCCTCTAAAAGAATTTAGTTTAGCTTCAGATAATATTTCTGTATTAGCTGAGTTATTTCGTAAATTTAGATTCACTGTAAAAATCTCCAATATTTTCAGAATTTTCGGGTTCGGTTATAAAGTTTTAGGGAAATTAAATTCCTTAAACTTTAAGACTCGTGCCGGTCTGTTGATGGATTGGGCTACTATGCCTGGTTTATCAAGCAATTCTTCTCCTAACTGGGCGGAGTGATTCCAACGTCGTGGAATCGATCCTGTCACACCTGGAACTGAAAATATTAGTTCGTATCTCTTAATCGAAGCTCTTTCTGCGGAGATAATAGGTAAATATTTTAATAATTATAATTTATCTCGATTAAATACTGCTAAAGTGTTTAATTTTGATTTATATAGTTCTTCAAAATATTCCAATATATTTTCCGTAGATAGTTTTGTATCAAGGACGGATTTTGCACTCGAAATTATTTATAATAATCTTCGAGATAAAGCATTAAAAGATCGTAAAATGTACGATGAATTAATGTTGCAAGGAGTACCTATATCAGATATAGGTGTAGATTTCCT